CTCGCAGACTATCGTAGTAGCCGTTCTTCTCGCATACTCGCTTGATGTGAGCCGCCTGCCGTTTCTTGATGCGCTTGATACCTTTCGGGCTCTTCGTCAGTCCGAACTCACGGGCGAACCGATGCAAGGTGGAATGGCTCATGCCGCTGGCTTTCATCAGTCGGCTGTTCTCCTCTTCGGGGAACCACTTGCAGAGCCATGCCCGTTGTTCATCGGTCAGCACATACCCCATAGAGTTATGCCGTAGCGGTTGCTTCGTCAGCGTTCCTGGGAATGGATCTATCTTCATTTGATACGCCCTCCGAACTTTGCGCTGACTTCACGCTCAGCATGAACACCCTCGATGTACGATGTCTTGCTGACCTCGCTAATCATTTCGTGAACTTCCGACAGCGAGCGACCTTGGCAGGCTGCTGCGATACGTTCACACCATCGGGCAAGGTTCTCGCCCTTCTGCTTTTTATATTCCTTCTTCATGTGTCTCACCTTTTGCGTAGTTATATCCTGCCCTCCATGCCGTGCTGATGGCTTGTGCCATTTCACGGGCAATGTCGGTGTCGATGCCTGCCTTCACTGCATGAGTGAACCAATAAGCCTTGTAAAACTCGCAGGCTTGGCAGGCTTTGTCTTGTCTGTCAGTCATGTGACTTCCTGTATTATCCGTTGTTCCTTATAGAAGTAGGCTTCGCACTTGGTCAGCTTGCCTTTCTTGTCGCGCTCATGGTTTCGGTAGCGTATCGGGGTGCCGTCCATGAATAACTCCATTGTCCGCTTCGACTGCGTAATGAGTGCCAATTCAGCGTCGCGATATACGCGGTCATCACCTTTGGCATTCCATTTCGCATACGGCATGAGTTCCTTTGCCGCCATGAGTGCTCCCTGGTAGTAGGCCGCATAGTACACCATCTTGTGAAGGTCTATCTTGACCTCGTTCTCAATGGCAAACCGTTTGGCTCTATCGTCCTCATTCCTCTCCAGAATCGCCAACGCTCTCTCGATGGTCTTCTTCTCTGCATACGTCAGTTCCATAGTCGTAACGCTCTTTGAGGTCAATTCCTAATTCTTCAGCCTTCGCCTTCATCAGTTCGATGTTGCGCCACGGGTTGCAATGCACCTCCTTGTGGCACTTGTGGCAAAGCATGATGCCGTTGCGGATAGACTGCCCAAGTTCGGGGAATCGTGCGAGTGGCAGAACGTGGTGCAACTCCATCGCCTCGTACTCAAACGGCTGTCCGCAATGTGGGCAACGTCCGCCCTGACGTTCGTACAGCTTGCGCTTGTTCTCGACACAATGGTCTTGCACGTTGTTCGCGTACATCAAATCGCGGATAGGTCGTTTCTTCATCCTACAATTCGAGATGTAGAAGTACAACCGCCCGATGCGTAGTTTCTTCGCCCATCCTTTGCGCCATGCTCTCGGCTGCGAATGGTACGGCGGGTTGATGATAGTCACCTGCCCGCCGCTTTGGTTGAACTCCGTTCGAGCCTGCTCACGCTCGGAAATGGTCAAGTCAACTCGCCATTTCTCTCGCTTACCCGCAGCCTTCACCAACTCGCCAATCACCGCAATGGGTGTGTGGTAGGTCGGCTCTCCCGTTCGTCTGAAAATCTCGTTTAATGTCATAGTTACTTATTCGTTTAATTCGTTCAATTCGTGTTCAAAACTAATCCATCTCTGGAATCTCGTTCATCGTGTCGCGGGCTTGGGTGAGCAGGTTGCTCAGGCCGTCCTTCTCGGTGTCAACACCCTTCTTGGTGTCTTCCTTCACCTTCGACGGGGTGGTCTTGTAGTTCAGTCCGATGGCCTCGAACTGAAGCATGAGCGTGCGCTGCATCTTGTCGTAGTAGGGCAGCAGGGGCGAAACCTCGTTCTTCATCTGCGCCATCGAGCCGCTGACCAGCGTTACCAGGCTGTCGGTGGCCTCCAGTTCGGCCTGAACCTTGTCGAGCATCACCATGTTTGATGCCGTAGCCCTCACCTGTGGCAGCAGCCACGGCTCCATGTCAGCACCCGTGCGACTTTTTATCATCTTGCGCAGCTCCAACTCGTAGGCGTGCGCCGTTTTCTTTTTTGCCATAGTTGTTTATCTCTTGAATAGTGACTTATAATGTTTCAACTCCTGTTCGAGTTCGTAGGGATGGCGACGCTCGCGCCATGCCTCCATCGTGATAGGGTATCGACGACCGGGCAGCGACATCCACTTCTCCCACTGATCGTCGCAGGGGCGGTGCAACAGTCGCTTCTGCTTTCGGTAGGCTGTGGCACTGCGCTCGATACCCTTTGACGTGAGCGGAGGGAAACCGTCGGGCGTGAACACACCCAGACAGCAGTACGCCTGCCGTTGCCCCTTGGTCAGTTCCTCTTTTGGTCGGAGTCCCAGCAGCGGACAGCGCGAACACTTGTCGGGCTGCTCGGGTGGCAGCTGGATTGGAGTAAAAATCGCTTTCGGCATTTTATCTGTTATTATTTTGCGTTCGGAGTATATTGCGCATTTTCGATACCTTGCACCATTAAGATATGATTCGGGAAAAACGAGAATTTCAAAATTTCCATTCGTAAGTGAAATTTAGGCAAGTGGATTTGGGAATCGAGAGGGGGTCAATAAAAATCAACCGCCCCGGGTGTCAGTCGGTCGGCGGTTCATAGTTCGGGTCGTCATCAGGCCACCTCGCCAACATCTGCCGCTTCATGCTGAGTGCGTCAGCTTCGATGGCTTCGACGCGACCATAGAGCGAGTCGATGTAGTCAAGCATCTCGTCCTTGGTCTCAGCAATGTAGTAGCCTTTCGATGTGGCTATCAGACAGGGGATGATGTCGTTGTTGCGTATGTGGTTGATCATCTTACGCACTCGCGCCTCGCCTATCTTGATGTCGCATTTGGCTTTCAGTCCGCGCACGATGTCTTTGTTCGTGACCGCTTTCTCTTTGCCAACCTTCACGCGCAGACCTTTGATGATTGGAGGCAGGAATACCTCGCGCTCCTGGTCGGTCAGCGGCTCAGTCTGTTCTTCAAATCCTGTTATCATCGTCGTCTTCTTTATAGTTTGGATCATTCGCTTCCATAAACCTCCGCCGCGCCCGTGCCTTGTTCTCCTTCACCTTCTCCTTGGTATGCGTGCGCATGTCCTGATGCACCTTGATGTGGCAGGCGATGCACAACAGCTGACAGTTGTCTGGATTGTAACACCTTGCACGCATGCCGTCTGGACCTTCAACCGTCTTCGCCTGTTCGACAGGTCGGATGTGATGCACGTCCACGCCTGGGGTGATGAAGCCTTCAGCCTTGCACAACTCGCACAAGCCGTTGGCACGTCGGAACACCTCGGCTCGCAACAGCTTCCATCGCTTGTCGTTCAGCAGTCGTTGGTATCTTGGGTCTCTGCTCATATTACTTCATCTATCCAAAGTCTTACCAGTTCGCGCATATCGTCGAAGGTGATGGGCAGCTGGCGATGATAGCCTTCCTTGTCGGTCGTGGTGATCAGCCAACAGTCCTTTGCCTTCTTGTCTCTCTTTAGTGTTACCATTCTTCAGTGAACGGTCGCCACGGAATGCTCTCCAAGTAGGCGAGCGTTTCCGGGTCGGCCTTTGGTTTCGGTTCGGGCTGCTCACGGTGTGGTAGCCGGTATTGACTTTCTTCAATCATGGTCGCTCATGTTGGTTGGTGGTTCTTCAGTCTGTCGGTGTTCTCCCTCCCAGTCCTGTGCCTCCATGTCAGCCACCTCGCGATCGTCATCACCGAAGACGATGCGCGTCTGGATGTCGTCGGGTGTGAGGTGCTTCTTTCTGCGAGTGCGCTTACCATATTCTATCACGGTGCCATATTCGGAATGGTTGCCTTCCTGCGGACCTTCGTTGCGGATGTCGGCTTCACTCTTGGTCAGTCGGTAGGCATCGCATAGCGTGAACAACGTTTCGCGGAAACTTTCGGTGCCAAGGTCGTTGCCGATGTCGCGGAGTTCCTGATAGAGTCCCTTCATTGCCACTTCCACCACGCGTTCCAGTATGTCGTCCACACAAGTGGTCTGATGCGCCTCGCTGATGAATGGGCGGTCTATCATCACCATGCCGAACCCATTGTGGGCTGGCTGCTGGAGAATGAGCACCATCTGGGCTATCTCGTTCTGAGCGGTAGGGCTGGCGAAGTTGAAAGCCTGACTCCATGCCGCATCCACCTTCAGTGTGTCAACCAATAGTCGCATTTCGGGGGTCACGGGGCCGCTGTTCTTCGCTGCGCTGATGAAGGCATTCACCAGTAGTTGCAACAGTTCATACACCTCCATGCCGCGCATCTTTGCGAGTATGGTCAGCAGGTCGGCCACCCATATCGGCACCTTTGTTGCGATGGATATGTATCCTTCGTCGGTTTTTTGTTTCGTCATATTGTTAGTCGGTTTGGTCGTTCAGTAAAGGTTCAAGCATGGGGTATTCCTTCGCGGCTTCCTCGGCAGTCATGGTGTCGGGGTAGTGCCGTTGGTACCATTTAGTTGAGCGGGCATTTCGCATTGCCATTCTCCATTTGTGAATCCTCGGGTTGGCCATTTCTTCTTCATCCAGGAATGGCTGGTCGCCATACCAGTGGAGTGAGTTTTCGGGGGTTGGTGTTTCTTTTTCTTTTTCCTTTCGCGGTCCTTCGCCAGTCCGCATCATACGGATGGCAATGTCGGCAATGTCGGCTTTGTCACCGTCTTCCGCACGCCAACAGGTATCGAAGAATTGGGTGTATAGCCGGCATTTATCGTAACCGAGTTTGTCGCAAACCTCCTGCCAATCGTCGCGCCCGTCCTTGTCGGGCCACAGCCATATCGTTCGCCCTTGGTCGATGAGCGGCTGAAGACTGTCGAGTTGTAAGAACTTCAGACCTCCGCACGCCAGCCATAACTGCTGGTCGGGGTTGCCGTAATAGTTTGCCATCACCAGTGCGGTCTTCTCGCTCTCGACGATGTTGATACTTGCATCGGGGTATCGGTTCAGCAGGTGACATCCGAATAGGGGATTCAGGATAGTGTGCTTGTCGGGTTCCAACTGTTGTCGGCATCCGTCTTGGTTGTATATCCATCCGGGGTGAGCCTCCTTGTCGCGGTGGCCATACTTGGGGTGGTTCATGGGGTAGAACTTCATCAGCTTGGCTGCGCGAGGTATGCCCTGGTGATCTATCTGCCAGAACACCACGCGCCCGTCACGCCAACCGCCAACGCAGTACATCCACAATGTCTGTTGCAATCGCGCCCGCTGCTCATCGTCCCAAGGCAGGTGCATCAGCCAATAGATGAATATATTCTTATCGCCTCCCAGCTCCATCGTCCACTTGACGTATGCCCTCGGTATCTCCAATAGCGGCGGAGGTGGCGGTACTGGTCGTGGTGGGGGTGGGGTATAGTTCAGCGGTATGTCATCCACCGGCTCATTATACTTCTTACCAATCCATCGGATAGCATCGGGGAACGACATGCGCTCATGCTTCATCAGGAAGTCAACCGGCCCGCCACCCTCGCCTCGCCGCATACACACGAAGCAGTGATAGGTGTTGCCGCCTCGCTTCGCGCTGACCGTCGAAGGTCGCACGATGAAGTTGCCGTCGTGCTTGTCGTCGTGGAATGGGCACAGCCCTGTGAGGTTCACGCCCGCCTTTCGGAGCGTGACGAAATCGCCAACCACATCCTCAATGCGTGCCAGGTCAATCACTCGTTTAACTACTTCGTCAGGAATCTTTGGCATAGGTCGTTTTTTAATTCAACGGGTTGAATTGGAAGATTCAACCTGTTGAGTTGGGAAAGTCAACGGGTTGAATTATTTGAGTCGATTATCTGTAAAACTAAAAACGTGCGCGGGCGTGTGTGTCACGCTGCAGCACTCCCCGTCTTGCCCTCTCTTTCCCAGCGCATTCATCCCTGCGCAGGGAAATGGGCAAAGGGGTGTGCCCATGAGTCTTACTCGGAAAATTGCTATAATAATAAATCTTATTTATTATTAGATTTTCGGAAAATTACTTTTTGTCGATATTCTCGGCTATCAATTTGGCGATTCTAACAGCCTCCTTGACCTCATTGACTCCTGTATATTTTAACCTCGATTTGGAATTTGAGGCGTAAGTGTCACCGCTCATGGCTCCTGCCAACAGAATGGCGGCAGTGGTCATGATCTGCTCGTTTGTTGCTTTCATATTAAAAAGGTGTTTTGATGTTAATAACTTCGCCATTCAGATTCCATTTAGGTTTCTTCTGGTCGTCTTCATATTCGCTTTCTGGCTGTGGGATGATGAAGGTGCGGTTGCGTGCTATCTGTATGCACTGCTGAAGGTCGTCGCTCGACTTGATGTCACACTTCGCTTTGAAGATGTTGTTGCGTATTTCCGTCAGCGTGGCAGGCCATTTCACTTCTCCCTGATATTCCTCTATCCATGCCTTGATTTCTTCGACGGTATGCTTGAAGTTGTTTTTGACGATAACAGGCGAGTCCAGCTGTTCAGGCCGTCCCCATGAATCAACTGGCAGCACTCTGAACTGCCAGTCGGCAACATCACGGCCACGGGCTTTCTTCTGACTGACTGTGAAGGTTACATCGCCAGTCTTATCGTTCTTATCCTTCTTGGTTTGAAACACGTCGGTCACCTTACGTTCAAGGAATGAACCAAGGTGTCCGACCAACTTCTCACCGCCTGGGTTTTGGTGGACGATGCACCACACGCTGATGCCGTAGTGCGAGGCCACTTGCATACACTTATAGATGGTGTCCTGGCACTCCTTGTTGTCGTTGAAGTCGCGCACCACATCGAGCAGTCCGTCAATGAACACCGCCGTTGGTTTATACTCCCAGATGGCCTTCAGTGTCATGCGCCAGCGGTTGACGGATGATGAAACCTTTTCATTTTTGCTGTTGACCGTCTCAGGCACCTCTCGCAGCATCACCACCACGAAGTCGTCTGTGCGCTCGTTGATAGGTCTGCCGCAAAGGGTCATCACGCGGTTCTTTACGGCGATGGTGTTGGCTTCCTCCATCTCGGTGTCGATGTAGAGCACCGTTCTTTTGATGCTTGGGTCGAGTTCGCATTTTAACAGCCCGTATTCGCCACAAAGTATCGCCGCCATGAATTGCGCCAGCGTCATCGTCTTGCCGTTACCTGCCTGCCCTGTGATGGCGTGGATGCCTCCAAGTGGTGCAAAAGGTATGCCGTCCCAGCTAAGCGTGTATCGCGGTGCTTCGTAAGCCTTAGCGAAGTCCAGCCGATAGGGTGTCACGTCCTGGCTGAACCATTCATCGGACTTCAAAAAATCTGGTGTATGGTCCATCGCTCCCGGCAGTGGTATTTTGTTTTCTTCGTTCATAGTTCATTCTCTAATTCTTTCAGTGTTTCAGCCCTCACCTCGGCAATCTCGCGCTGCACCTTCTTCACGAAGCCCTTAGTTGCGAATATCTCCTCATAGTCGTCAACGGCTCCTGATGCCGAAGAGTATAGCAGTTCGGGGTCGAGCCACGCCTCCATTAATTGCTCCAAGCCAAACTCGATGTTCCGCTCTTCGGTACTGTCAAGTTGATAGTTGTTTGTTTCGGGTGCCAGCAGCATGAGTGCCCGCATCCAGTCCTTTGAGACGGTCTTTAACGAGAATTGACCGAATATACCGTCAAGCAGTTTGCGGTGAAGGTTCATTCCTGTCTCACATTCCTTCATGGCACTCTCGTACATTGCCAGCGACAGGTCGATTGCGGCCTGTGCTGTCATTACCCATGCCACGTGCTCCGCGTCCTTCACGTCGTGCTTAATGAGGCTCACGCGGTACTTGTTCCATAAAGAAGTAATATGCGGCTGAGTCTTGGCGTATGCCACACCGCCGACACCTTTCCAGAACTCGTAATATTCCGCGTCGCTGATGTCACCGTACTTACGCCTCACGTCTTCGGTCATATCAGCCACATGAAACATTCGGTTTTTCCCGGTTGTAAGCAGTTGCCGTTCGTAGTCCTTGAAATCATTCACAGCCTTCTTGAAATACCAGCCCACCATGTGGCCGCCCCTCAGACTCCTGCGAAATGCCTTGCAACGCTTGGCTTGGTCGTAACCGTCCATCATTACCAGCCATGCAGCATTATTGCCAACACCACAAACAAGTTTAAATATCGCAGCGGCATTGCTGACCGCCTTCACTATCTCTTCGTACATCATTTTTTCTTAATTAGAAGTGGTGACCTCAGTAGGCCAACACTCGCAGAAATATTCATCAGAATGGCAGGTCATCTTCATCACCTCCTCCCTGTGGCTGTGGTTGTGGTTGGAATGCCGGCTGTTGTGGTTGCTGCTGTGCCACAGCAGCCCCTTGCGCCAGCACCTCAAACTTATACATCCTTACCTCGTTGATGGTTGCCTTGGTGCCGTCCTGACGGTCGAACGTCCGTACTGAATGACTGAATCCGCACTTGCACTTCAGCTCTCCCAGCAACACGCACTCACCATTCTCGATGACTGCCTTGCCGTCAGCACCCTTCTTCAGGTACTTGCCAATTTGCGCCATCACGTTGGTGTCGAACGTCTCCAGCAGTACCTTGTCGCTCCAACGTTGTTCACCGTTCTCAAAATACTCAAACACGAATGGCAATTTCTTCCATTCGCCCCTCTGACTGGTGCCACTACTTACGGGCAGCACTCTTTGAATTCTACCTTCAAATTCCATACTATATAATATTTTGTTGTTCTTGTTCAACCAAATCTGGTCTGCTCGTTAGTGTCTTAATCCTGTCAGCTTCTTCGCTTATCCACCAATGCCCACAGCAATATGACTTTTTCACGATCTTGCTTTTTGCAGGGTTGCGCGTACACGACCTTCTGGGACCTTCAGCGTCGTAAGGCAACTTATACTTGCACGAAGCGCAACACTTCTTAATCAGCGTCCCTTTCGAGTTGCGCACGAACTCATAGAACTCCCCGCCGCAATCCTTAATTATTACATCACTCATAATTCCAAATTTTAAATTTCCACCGTAGGTTGCGATTTCGTCGCAACCATCTCTCATCACGCCATCAGCACCGACCCTCTCAAACATAGCGGCCAGTCGTTATATCCATCTGTCACCACCACGTCTGGGATGCTCCCATAATTGTAAATATCACATGTAACAGGCAATCTGCTCACGTTCTCACAATATCCAACTGGCAACCCACGGCAGTCTTGTGGATGCTCGAGATATTCGCCAGGCTCAATGTGATAGACATATCCGCTACCATTAATAATCCTATCAATGTAGTCGGCACTCAATGTCTCGCAATGCTTTGCAGCCCGCCGCATCCGTTCCACCCATTCAGGCGGGAACGGACAATGCCACACGCCATCCCCTGGAGTCCCCTTACTGTAAATCATGACAGTGTTCCGCCAATCATACAGGCTAACACCAATGCAGCAGGAGCCGCAATCACCCAAACCCATGCGGGTAAATCCTCGAACGACTTGTTCTCGTTCGTCAGAATCTCAATCAGTTCTTTCATAATCGTATCTTTTTAGTTGTAAATAATGTGTGGTCGTGGGCGGGCTCGAACCGCCGACCTCGTGCTTCTTGCATCTGCCCCTCAAGGGCCGCGCTCTGCCAACTGAGCTACACAACCAAGTGCCCAGCGGTTACCCCGCTGGGATGATGTTATATTATACACCGGCCTCCCTCCGCCACCCGGGGAGCAACTACCGCGATGTCTGCCGGTGTGATTGTTCATTATCAATTTAAATTCTATGTCACGATTACTCGTAACCATTCAGCACTTATTGACTCTCTCCACGCACCCACTCAGCCTTACACTACTACCTATCTGCTTCTCCGTAGGTTGCGGTTTAGCCGCAACTAAATGCCCAACTCGTGAGCCATACAGATTCGGAACTTACCTTGTCGCCATGGTTGTACTCACGGAAAAACCGTCTCTTTCCACTCCTCAGCTTGTCGGTCTCTTTCGCTGCTGCCTATTTGCAGGATTCATCATGTCAATAGTTTGCCTACTTGCCGGGATTGTCGCTTCACGTCCCTCGGCGTTTGCGGCAGTGACGGGACTCGAACCCGTGCTCATGGTCGTTAGCTGCTGGTTGCTCCATTTACCAGTCTTTCACTGCCAGAGTTCATCGCGGTTCCGCCGCGAGTAAATCATATCATCCCCTTCTCAACAATATTCTGAATTTCATGCAACGGGTACCCCCACTGCGTATGCGCTGCCTTCCCATCATCTCCGATGAACTCAATCCTACGTCGTGGCAGTCTCCATCCGTTCCTCTTGATCCAATCAGGCGAGAACATTCCAAACTTGGCGCACAAGTCCTTGCTGTTCAGATACACCTCGCTGTCGCGCTCCTCACCAACGGCCAAAGCCTCCTTCACCGATTCCTTAACAATATCAGGAACCAATGCCTTCAGTACCCTACGCACCACCGCTGTCATTACCTTCTCTTCCATGATTCGTGTTTTATTATTTTCGTTTCGTCTCCAATCACGCCGTTCTCGTAATCGTCACACCACAGCGTCCCGTCTCAGGATCAGGGTCGCCGATGACAGCACTGAACTCGCGCTGGTCCTTAGTCCCCATCGTCGCCTTCTTCATTTGGTTGGCATAGCTCTGAGCACTGCGAGCCTTCGCAAAGTTGGGCAGCGTGAACACCTTCTGGTCGCCCACGTTGAACTTCATCAAGTCCTCTTTTGTTACCTTGTCCTTTACCATGTTTGTTTTAATTTATCTTAAACTTTTGCTTGCTTTCGGACAACGAGCACAATATTTTCGTATATTTGCAACCCACTACCTTTGCAAAGTGCCGTGTGCGCTTTTGCTGAAAAGACGGCTAAACGTCTGACGGCTATTTTCGTGCCCGTTGCCTTACTTGCTTGCTTTCGGGTGCAAATATACAAACTAAAAGTGAAACGATGGTTATTTGTGGTTATTTTTTAAGATTAATTAAGGTTATAGGTGGTTATTTATGGTTAGTCAAGATGAAATCAACAGCAATTTCTTGGATGTAATTCGTTGGCTCAAAAGCGAATACGGATATACTCAGGCTTATATCGTCGAAAAAGCGAAACTTGCATCAAACGCTATCTCCAAGATTAAGAATGGCAAAGCAGATGCCGGTGATAAAACTATCACAAAGCTCTGCAATGCCTTTAATCTTAATTCTGACTACTTCTATGGTCGTAGTTCATACAAAACAAAACTTGAAGAGAGTGAGGCTAAACTTGACGAAAACATTCGTCAAGTACAAGCATCCATTCAGTCACAGCCATACATTAACCAAGGTAGTCAGAAGAATGCGAACTATGCCGCGTTAAAACGTCGTGAGCAACAAATCCAACAGCAGGTACTCGGCCATGTAGTCGCTCATCCTTCATCCGAAGGCTATGCCGCTGATGACCCGCGCCCCAATCTTCCGACATGGGCTGACACTCTTCTCGAAATTCTATCGAAACAAATAGCAGAGAATGAAGCACTCCATGCCCGACTCCGTCAATCCATCGACGAAATAAACGAAATAAAAACTCAACTCTCAAAAATCCTTCCAAAATGATAGCCTTGTTTTTTCTCTTTTGTCTGGTATTCACGGCATGGTGTTTTTGGTATTTCGGCTTCCCCAGTCAACCATCATCCCCATCCCACAGAATGCCCGTCGGTTCTCCCGACGGTGAAAACGCCTCCATCCGGGATCTCCAATACTTTTGCATTAAAGACAAAGGATACCACGTCAGCGTCTGGCCAAAGAACCAGCCCACCGGCGGATATATAGAATTTAATATTGCAGGCATCTCATATTGTGGCGACCTTACTGAATACCTTGGCGAATTTATTGCCATATTAGACCCTGAGCCGTCCAACCCCTATGACGCAAACGCCATCAAGATACTTGCCCCCGACGGTCATCATGTCGGTTATGTCCCCCGTGACTTCACTGATGCCGTACGTGACGTCACTAATCTACCATGCTCCTGTTACGCCTACATAGGTGAAAACGGTGGCACTTATTTCTCTGACTGTTACATAAAAATATAACCAAATCTTTCCCCACCAGCAATGCCAGACATTCACAAACCCCCATAAACACTAAAAGCCCCACTAATCACCTACCAATCCCGCGGGAGTCACTTCGTAAAAAGTGGGGATTGAGGTATAGATGCCGCAATCCCCACTGTTTATTATGGATGCAGAGATTTTGCCGAAAGGGGTGGGGAAAGAGAAAAAGTGGGTTTTGGTGTGTTTTAGGAGATAATTGAATTGCCAGATCTTTACCCATATTTGCTTTGTGGGGAAAGTGGGGAAAGATTTTGAGGCAAAGACTATAAATATAAAGAAGGAAAAACGAATGATAACAAAAAAGCTGGTGTTCGACCATCGAGGAAGAACGAAAGAAAAGAACGAGGGACCAATTGAGGTACGTGTGACCGCTAACTCGAAACCTTTTTATATTAATACAGGCGTGCGCGTGAGGTCTGATCAGTTCAACGGTGAACGGGTGGTGAACCATCGCGATGCAAAGCTGCTGAATGAGCGGCTGAAGGATGTGGTGATAAATATCGAGTTGGCCGTGAATGAGTGCATCAAGAAAGGATTGCCGATTGACGTTGCTCAGATTAAGCGACAGGCTTATAATGTGGAGGAGAAGGCGAAGCATAATGAGACGGCTATGATTGATTGGATAGATGAACAGATTCCACAACTGAACATTAAGTCGGGAACCCGTGAGCGATATTGTGTTACTGCACGAAGGATGCGTGAATATGGCGGTCTGATGCGGTGGGATGACCTGACTGTAGAAAATATATACCACTGGGATTCATGGCTGCATAAGATTAAGAAACCTGTGTCGAACGGAGACGTGCAAGCGGGCAGGGATGGGGTGTATATCGGAGAATCTGCTGTGTATAACTACCATCGGACGCTGCGGTCGTTGCTGTCGAGAGCCGTGAAGCTGGGTGTCATTGAGGCGAATGTGTATGACAGAATGCGCGGTGAGTTCCGCAAAGGCATTAAGGATAATGTGGAATATCTGACTGAGGATGAGATTGCGGCTATAGAGTCGCTTCGTCCTTTGGATGGAACCCAAATGGCAATGGCTCGCGACTTGTTCGTGTTTCAGATGTACACTGGTTTGAGTTATAGCGACGCTCAG